GAAGAGTTTGGAACCTTCACGAACTCCCAAGGCAAGCGCACCGATTGGGACGCCTTCAAGGATTGGTGCCTCGAGCAAGATTCTTTGCCTTCTGAGACAGCGATTTGTCTTGCATGGCCTCGTCTTTTCGGCCAGTACCGCCACGCCGTTCTTCACATGGCTCGTCTTCTGAGTCCGTCTCCTCCTCTAGTCCAAGGAGATCTTCTAGAATGGCAGTCAGCTCTTGAGTCGCAGTTGTTAGAGCCGCCAAACGACCGACAAGTTCATTTTCTCGTCGACCCAGCAGGTGGGGCAGGTAAGAGTTGGTTTGCATCATATTGGTTGGGTAAGCACGGAGGAGATACGCAGTTGTTGTCTTCGGGTAAGCGTGATGATTTGGCTCACGCGATTGATTCTTCGAAAAGATTCTTCTTCTTTGATGTTCCTCGAGGAGGAATGGAGTACTTCCAGTATTCAATCCTGGAGCAGTTGAAAAACCGAGTCGTGTTTTCTCCTAAGTACGAGTCTACGACGAAACTTCTGTCCCACATCCCACACGTGGTTGTATTCAGTAACGAACCACCTGATGAAACAAAGCTTACGCCAGACCGCTTTGATATTGTTAACTTTGAAGATGCCACCCCGCCGTAGACCCCGTCGCTTCCGTCCCCCTGCCCCTCGTAATATTCGGGTTAATCCGTATAGTGCCCCCTATTTGCCATGGCGTCAGCGTGCAGCATCTAGGATTCAACGAGCTTGGCGTCAGCGCCGCACTTTCGACGTTCTCACTCTTGCCACGGGCATGTATCTAAACGAACGTTGGATGGAGGACATTGCGTTTCTACGTCACATGGATGAACAAACTAATGCCTATCGTTATAGGTTTATTTATCGAACTACATGGCACGGTCGCGACCGTGTTTATCAAAGTTGGCTTCGCTTCCGCCGTACAGGACGCCGACCTTTTCGCGAATATAGACCAAGGTATTAACCAATAGGATCTTTGTAGAACACCGTACTGTATCCTGTGTATGTAACACTGCTAGTCTGTCCGACCGCTGGATCGGACGGGTCCACGTTGTAGAAAATCATGACCGGATACCAATCCATGTTTGCCTCAGCGTCTCCGGCTACCGGGAGGTTGTCATTGATTTCGAATCGGTTCTTCTTGTTGTTCAGTTCCCACCAGATCGGTAGTACCTTGAAACTCGATCCTTCGCTTGAGTCTACGGCCGAGGGTCCGAGACGAACGACCATATCCTTCTCACAATGGAAATACTTGCCACTAGCCAAAGGCGCCATCATAGTAGTGCAACGTAGATCTCCATATTCCTGAGTAGCTCCAAGGAGCACGGGCTCTTGCTTGTCTTTGCGATCTTTGAACATATGTCCCCAGCCACCAGCTACAGGATCATTCTGATAAAACTTTTTCCGCCATCCACAGATGATGCGAATATCGACAGGAGCATCAAGCTTGTTATTTCGCATATGGAGCATGAAACGAATACCGCGTATGTGAATATCATGTCCGGTTCTCGTAGAGCTCACGATGCTTTCTCGTCCTTGAGCTACTCCCGAATCAGATTGTGTCGTAGCCATAAGGTCACACGGCTCATAACGCTGAGGGGCATTGCTGTTGACACTAAGACTCTCGAAGGTTCTTCCGTAACGTTTTCCTTCGTACAAGCCGAGGCTAGCTTTACGCACTCTTGTGCCCCAACGAAGGCGACGACGCCCACGCTTAGGCCCGCCACGGCGACGACTAACGACACGATTGGAACGACCACTTCTAAAACCCGCATAACGTGCGGTACCTTGCGGCTTTCGGTAACCTCGCAATCCGTGCCGGGTACGGTTCGCGTATTTTTTCACCATGTATCGACCTGCCATACCACCTGCGTTCCAAAGGTTAGGGTATGCCGTTTTATACACAAGACCTTGATTCAGCTTTTTGATAAGTGCGTTCACCATCTTATATTGTGACACGTGGAAGTGACTGGTTAGTATTACCCAGTCACTTCTATCCCACCGCACATCCGGGTACTCCGCGTACGTAGCGTTAAAGCGGCGCACGATTTTTTGAATTTCGCGCGTGCGATTTTTTTAACAGGACCAATGCCACCACCGCCCTTGATGATCACCACAATGGCGTCGCAGACACGATGGTTCAAGCAACACGCTGGTGTTTTACATTAAACAACCCCACCGAGGGTGAGGTCGGTGCCCTTTGCGACCTAGCCGAGACAGACCACGTTAATTATTTGGTTTTCGGCCGTGAAACGGGCGACTCCGGGACCCCGCACCTCCAAGGATACATCATCTTCGAACAACGCAAACGATTGACTCAAGTAAAGGCTATTTTAGGAGATCGCTACCATCTTGAGCACTCTCGCGGAACTCCCAAGCAGGCCAGCGACTATTGTAAAAAGGACGGTGACTTTGAAGAGTTTGGAACCTTCACGAACTCCCAAGGCAAGCGCACCGATTGGGACGCCTTCAAGGATTGGTGCCTCGAGCAAGATTCTTT